TCTTTTTTAGCATGTCCATTATATGAATGATCACCATACGTTTCTTCAACAGCAACATAAGCAGCATTGTTATTTGTACAAAATGAACGTAATGATACTCCTTTATCTTCAAATTTTCTATATAATTTGAAATCATAAGATACATCAATTAATTTTTGAAAGTGTTTTTGTGGTGCTTCAAATCGAACACCAATTTGTACTGGTTTAGGTTCAGTTGGTAAATCATACTTTTCAGCTAATACCTTACCAAAGTCAATACCTGATTTACCTACACCAAATATAAGTTTATCATATTTTAAACCTTCTACTAATGGTTCATAACCATCTTCAAAATGTACAATTTGATCTTCAAAATCAATATCTGTAACTTTAGTTTCCCAAATAAAATCAACACCACCATCAACTAAAAAGTCATACCAATTTTTACCTATTTCATGTAAATAATCAGTACCAACGTGCCATACAGGAAATAATCTTAAACCAAAATGTGGTTTAATAAATTCTGGTTCTGCAATTGGATTTGAACATTGTACTTCTTCTGGTTTAGGGTGGAAACGTTTAAAATTATCAATCACCTGATCAAATAATTCCATTGCTTTTTCTTCACCACAATATTTGGATAAATGTCCTCCAATTGCTGTATGATATGTTAATTTACCATCAGACCAACCTCCAGCACCTAGAAAACCTGTCATTACTTCTTCATATGGTCTTAGATATGGATCTTTACCCATATCAATTATGGTAATTTTTCCTTTGAAACCATTATCAATTAATTTGGTAGCAGCATTTACGTTTGCTACACCGGCTCCAACCATTACTACATTTTTACTCATCTAGACTTAATTTTATTTATGATTTAAAGATACGAACAAAAAGTGACGTTTCCAAAGGAAACGCCACAGATGTTCAAATTATTTTTATTAATCGACTGGCTATGAATCAGTCTATATGTTTTGTTTTTAACAATCGCAACAAGGACAATCACATGATTTTTCACAGTTGCATTCAGTACAATTACATTTCATCTTATTCTTCTAGTTTAAGTCTTTTCTTTAAATCACTAAAGTTAGTTTTCATTTTTTTAAGATCCTTAGCTACAGGTTTAGGTAATGGTTTTTTCTTTGAATCTTCTTCGTCAATAGTCATATCCATTAATGGTTTACCATATATTCTTTTTGTCATTTCCATACTTAAATGGTCAATTACATCTTCCACAGGGAATACTTCTTCTTCAACTAAATCATAGAATAATTCTTCAAAATAAGTTAAAAATTTAGATTTTAATTGTTGGTTTAATAGACCTTCAATACGAGAACCTTCACGTGAAGATACTTCTTCTACTTTTTCATCTTCTTTTTCTTTTTTAGCTTCGTATGCTGCTTTTACACTTTCCATAGTTGGTAAAGATTCACCAAATTTTCTAGTGTCATATCCAGGTGCGCTTTCGTTTAGTAATGTTTTTTCACTAACGAATTTTTTTAAATCGAAATTATCCATTTTTTGTTTGTTTTATTATATATGTTATACATATAAAAAAGGAAATAACTATTTATGATTACGTTTAAAATCAGCTGATAAATTTTTTATTTTATTTGCAGCCGAACGACATCTACCTTTAGCAGCAGCAGTTGTTTTATCAATTTCTGCTTCGATTAGTAAAATTTGTTCTTTTATTCCTTCAATTAATTCTTTAGTTTCCATAATTTTTATTTTATTTTATTTTATTTCTTTAAACCTGCTTTAATTCTCATTTGGTCCTCTTTACTAAAAGTACCATATTTTGCTAGTTCTTTTAACTTTGTTTCAGCCATCTTTTTAGCACCTTCTTCAGTAGCTTCAAAACCACTAAAGTAACCATTGTCTCCTTCTGCATTTCCACCACTAACACTTATTTGGTATGGGAAATCAGCATCTGTGCCTTTAGTGATTTTACCACTATATTTAAGACCATATCTACCATTTACTTCTTTTTCATAAATAGTACTTGTGCTTTTTGTTTCTTCTTCTTCTTTTAATAGCTTACCTTCAGATAAGTATTTTTTATAATCGAATTGTTCCATTTTATTAATTTTGGTATAAATATTATAAATTATATTTTAGTTTATACTGTTCTATGAATTTATTTCCAACACCACAATCAACTACAATTGCAGTTTCAGGAACACCTACCAATTTTGGTGCTGTTAAAACATAATCAATATTTTCATTTCTGAATTATTTTCATTTTAGTTTTAGCATTTGAACGGTTTGATGTTTTAAATACTAACACAACAGGTGCTTTTTTATTGTAATTTCTACCTTTTTCGATTTTAGGCTTTTTAGCTTTTTCACCTTTTGGGAAATGGTGAACTACTTTATAAGCACCACTTGGTGATTTTTTATCATCAAAATTCCAAACTGATCTATAACCTTCATCTCTATATTCGGGGTTGTCAAACTCATATATGGTTTGTTCATATTTTGTAATTCTAATGTCTTCGGTTTGTTTAGGCCTTCCTCTCATAACTTTTATTTTTTATTTCTCTAATACCCTGAAGATACGAACAATATTTCAGGTAGCCAAATAGTAATGCAGATGTTTTTCTTTTTTTGAAAGATTGGATATTGAATGTTTAATTTGTACATTCCCGTATTATTTATACCCAAGTTATGGACATAAACATGGATAATATTTTTGGTCTTTTTACATCTAATGAAAGTTTAGATGAGGGGGGAGATGCTGTTTATGTTAACTTCAAAAACACTCCAGTTTACTGGGTTGGTATGTACAAAAAATTAATTTTAAATCATATCAACTTCAATAAAAATATTGTTAAATTCTTTAAAGAAGCAAATGAAGAATTAGATGTTAGTGAGGGTAAAGAAGCAGTGAGAGTTTGTTGTTATAAAACCGAGATGGGAGTTATATTAAGGACATAGATGTGGACAATAAAGACCATATAGATGCTATTGAAAAATATTGTGATGAGTATCTAGATATAGCGATAAAATTAGGAATATCGTTCTTCGAACAATTGGAAGAATATGAAAAATGTGCACTTCTAAAACACATTTTAGACAAATCTCAGAAGTTTTTAAAATAAATTTGGATACCCAACCCCTCATTATTATCTTAAACATATAGGGGGGAGGGTTAAGAACCTAGGAATGATGATGAATTAGGTTGATGATGATGGAAACATAAGGATAAATGGTTCCAATATTCCAATATATAATAAACATTAGTAAACATTAATAAATACAAAGTATATGCGTAATACACAATTAATAGATAAAAGGTTCCAACAAATGGAATCTAAGATTAAAGTTCTTAAATTTTTGTTAAGTCGTCAATCAAGTGTTGAGGATTTTAAAGAAGAGTTAAAAAATATGGAAGAAATATTAGCTGATCTTAAATCATTGATAGAAAGAGGTTTAGACCCACTTAGAAAAGGATAAAATAAAATTAAAGTTATGAAATTGACAGCAGAACAAATCCAAGAAAATTGGAATGTTTTTATGGGGAATATTGAAAAATATATTTCATCTCCACGTAAAGAAAAATTGATTGCATTTTATGAAAAGTACCAAGAGCGTATCTCGCTTATGCCTGCTGCTCATAAAAAAGAATACCACAATGCATTCCCAGGAGGGTATGTTGAACATGTTAATAGAGTGGTTCGTTGTGCTCTTAAACAATATGATATTTGGGAAGAAGAAGGAGCAGATATGTCTACCTTTACTAAAGAAGAACTTGTATTCTCTGCTATCAACCATGATCTTGGTAAAATGGGAGATGAAGAAAATGAATCATACATCCCCCAAACTGATAAGTGGAGGAAGGATAAATTAGGAGAAGATTATATGTTTAATAAACAAGTTCCATTTGCATCAGTACCTGATCGAGGTTTATTTATGCTTCAATCTCATGGTGTTCAATATACATTTAATGAGATGTTAGCTATCCAAACACACGATGGTTTATATGATGAAGCTAATAAAAAATCAGAAGGCGCAAAAGTATTTTTTAAATTAAAAAAAGGTGATATTAATATCATAGATTTAAATTTAAGATATAAGGGTGGTTTTACATCTCAACCTCAATTTCAGGCCACAATATCAGCTGACTTCAAAGATGTATTGACAGAACAATACGGAAAAATATGTAGACAACCAAAATAATAGTTGAATTGAATTCAATATAAGTTGAATATTTCGACACCCGAAACTTACACAGACACCTTTATATACTGTATAATATACCTATATTATAAATAATAGTGTAAATTAAATTAATGGAACAAGTGTAAATGCAAAACTTTAAAGACTACATTGTAGAGGATAAAAACACACATCTGGAACATCTGGAAGATGAGATTATCAATAATGGAAGTGCTGGGGCAAAAACTGCCATAGAATTTCTAAAATCTATCAAACAAATGTTACAAGGTGGCGAAGGCGGCTCGCAAATCTCAGTTAAATGGGATGGTGCACCTGCTATATTTTGTGGTACAAATCCAGAGAACGGCAAGTTCTTTGTTGCAACTAAGTCGTTATTCAACGCAACTCCAAAAATCAATTACACAAACGCAGATATTAAGAGAAACCATGGCGGTGCCTTGGCAGAAAAATTAACTGTCGCACTAAAATATTTTCCAAAGTTAGGTATCAAAGGCATACTACAAGGTGACTTATTGTTCACTAGTGGTGATAAGAGTCGTGCAAAAGTAGATGGTAAAGATTCAATCGTCTTTACACCGAACACGATAACATATGCTGTGCCTGTTATTAAAACTGGATTCTTAGGCAGTTCACTTTATCAACGAGTTAATGCCGCAAAGATTGGTATCATATTTCACACATCATACTCTGGTAAAACAATCAAAAGCCTAAGTGCAAGCTTTGGCGCTGGTGTAAGTGGTCTAAGTAAAAACAAAAATGTATTCTTTGAT